TGTATCATCTGTTTCATAAACTAAAGTAGGAAACACTTTTTCCATTTCTTGCGCTACAAAACCAATTTGTTTTTCTCCTGTAGATTTTAAATCAAAATTTCTAACTTGTAATTTACAAAGGTCATCAAGTTTTGGAGTTGCATCTTTGATGTTTTCTTTTAATTTAATATCTGATAAAGTGCCGTAAGAATTATTAACATTTACAATATCTCCATTACCAAGAATCTGACATTTATAAACCCCTCCTGCTGTTCTGAATCCTGCTGCAATATATCCAGTAGTTCCATCTGTTGAATCTATCAAAACCCCATATCCAGTAGAAGCATCTGAATTTTGAAATGCTGCTATATAGTTAGCTACATCGTGAGTAACAGTAAGTCTATAAGTGGCACTCGTGTTTCCAATTCCTACATTTTGATTTGAACCTTTTAATCTTACCACTTCATTATATCCTGAACCATCTCTAAGAACAAAAGCTAAATCACTTTGAGCTTGTCCTGTTTCTATACCAACTATTCTTGCACTTGATGCGCCACTTGCTCCACTAACGCCTAATCTAATTTGTGAAAATGTATTTAATGCTTCGTGATATATATTGTTTACCCATAAACCACCAGTTTGATTTGCAGTACTATCATAAACTGTACTTGTATCTTGTTCAAGTGTAACATTTCCTGCAAAAGTTGCGTTTTGAGAATTATCTATTGTTAGGGCTTTTGTTAAAGTTGTATTATTACCAGTTGCTAAATACATTCCTAAAGCACCACCAGAGCCTGCATCATAAACACCTATACTTGCTGCTGTATTTGAGCCTTCACTCCAAGATATTCCACCACCATAATAATCAGTTGTTGTAGGTGGATAAAGTGAAATAACGTGTTCGTCAGGTACATCTGGTAAAGCAGATTCGTTAATTACCTTTTGAAGTCTTAAAAAACTATTTGAACTATTTGATATAGTTACATTCCCTGTAAAAGTTGCGTTTTGAGATGAATCTAAAGTAAGAGCATTACTTCCCCCATTAGTAGCAAAGGATAATGCGTTGGTATTATGGTCATAAGCCATATATCCTGCATAAGCATTTGCTCCTGTAGAATTTGATGCAAAACATAAATATTGTTTTTGATTAGAGGCAGTCCCCATAATGGTAATACCACTTTCATCGGCTGCTGCTACTACTAATTGTTTTCCGTAATAAGAATCTGGGTCAGTTATACCAATTCCTACGTATCCACTTGAATCTAAAACTAAGGCTTCTGAATTATTTATATACCATTTTTGTCCATCTACTGTTGTTCCATTTCTATCCACTACATATATTTGTTGTCCTGCTCCATAATCATCTGCAAGTGTTTGTAATACATATTGGCTTCCTGCTGGATATATTGAGTAAACTTTTTCATTTGTTCCTGCGTTTCCATCTTCTAAATAAACCTTTGGATTATCGGATTTTAAATGTAATAGTTCTTCTGGAGCAACACCAATTCCTACTGAACCTGCAAAAGTATTAGCACCTGTTCCTGTTTGTGTTAATTTACCACCATAATCAATATCATCTGAAAATGTAGCAGAGCCACCATTTGACATATCTAAGGTTAGAGCAGTTACAGAACTTCCACCATCATTCCCACTAAAAATAATATCTTTGTCTTGAATTGGATTGTTTATGTAAAAATTATCACTTGATTTAAATATTTTTCCAAAAGTAGTACCACTTCCTAAAAAGTGTATTTCTGAATTTCCTGAATCAAAATTAACTTGACCATTATCTGCTACTTGTACAAAACCACTAAAATCATCATTTCCTACTTTAAGACCTGCTGATGTTCTTGCTTGTACATTATTAACATAAGTAGTTCCTGTAATAGTAACATCATTATTAAATGTAGCAGAGCCACCATTTGACATATCAATTTGTAAAGCATTAATAATTGAACCCCCATCATTTCCTTGTATAAAAAAGTCTGCATCTGAAACACTACTTTTTAAGGCTAAACCACCTGTTAAGTCTAAAGCACCAATTTCAGTTCCTGCATCTTTAAATCTAATATTACCGCCATCAGCGTCTAAATTTATTTGACCAGCAGCATCAACATTAAAATCATCAGCAGAAGTGATAGTAAAATGACCAGAAGAATTTAAAATATCTCCTCCCTGTACAGTTAAATCTCCTGCAAATGTCGTATTTCCTGAGCCATCTATACTTGCTTTTTCTGTTCCGTTTGCTCTAAATTTATAAGTCAAAGAATCTGGACTATTGAAATTAACAGCACCCCCATCCATACCAATAACAAGTTTTTGAGTATTAGCACTTCTTGTAATAATTAAACCACCATCAAAACCTGAATCATCTTGTTGTTTAATAGTAAGATTTCCTCTTGATTCAAGAGAAGCTAATAATATGTCTGCATATTCATATCCTGTTCCTGATGTATCTACTGTGGTTGTTGGCTCTGCTGTAAGTCCTTTAAATAGTTTAAATCTATTCGCATCAGAAGCATCTGAAAATAAACCTAAATACCTTGCTGTTCCATCATTATATTTTCCATAGAATCCAATATCCACAGAGTTTGCAGCGTTGTCTTTTGACATAGAAATTAATGGATCTTCTACATTAAAATGTTCGGTGTTTACTGTAGTTGTCGTGCCATTTACGGTTAAATCTCCTGCTATCGTTACATCCCTGCCTGTAGATAAATCTCCATTTGCTGATATAGTTAAAGCTGTTGTATCTAAACTACTTGAATTTGAAGTTCTAAAAATAAAACTTTGTGAGGTTGTATTATGGTCAAAATATCCTGTACCTGCTGACTTAAATCGTAATAAATTTTCTCCAAAAACTGAATTTGCTGTACCAACAAAAACCTCACTTGATACATTTGCAACACCTGTAATATCAACGCCTGTATTTGTAGTAGCAAATTTATTTGTTCCTGCAAAATTCAATTCAACAGAATTTATAGCATTCATATTAGCTAAAATATTTCCACTACCATCTTTAAATACTATATCATTATCTCCAATAATGTGTAAATCTCCTGTGCCTGTGTCCTCTATAATACTATTGCTACCATCGTGATAAATTTCTAAATCTTGACTTGTTCCAAGTTTAATTTTATCATTATCATTAAGGTTTAAACCACCGTCTGCTGTTATTGCTCCTGTAACATCTAACGAAGATGAAAAAGTTGAAGCTGCATTTGTTGTAATACCTCCTGTGACATTTATTCCTGTATTTGTAGTTTGTATTTTAGAAGCATCATCATAATAAAGTGCTACTGCACCATTTGTTTCAAAAGTTGCCTTTGTTTCTGTGCCTCCACTTGATTTGATTATAAGGTCATCAGCTTGAATTAATAAATCTCCTACTCCACCATCTTTTATGAAACTATCAGAAGCATCGTGATAGATTTCTAGGTCGTTTCCTGTTCCAAATCTAACCTTAGCGTTATCAATAAAATCTATTCCACCTGAAGTATTATCTACTGAAATTTTTGTAGCACCTGTAGTATTACCTATTGCAAGAACTTCTGAAAGAGTATCACTTAAACCTGCTTGAGTATCTACATAAGCAGTTGTAGCTACCTTAGTTGAATTGTTACTTGATGATTGAGTTGTAGCAGTAACCCCATCTGCTAAAACAGAAGTTGCTGTTACGTTACCAGTTACATCTCCAGTTAAATCTCCAGTAATTGTTCCACTAAAACTTGCAGCAGTAAATACAGAACTCCCTGTTGCTGTTAGTCCTCCTGTAACGGTAGCTCCATCTGAAGTTGTCTCTAGCTTTTTTGAAGAATTAAAGTAGAACTCATTTTTTCCACCACTATAAAATGTTCCTAATGTATTAGAACTTGTATCTTTTAAAATAATAGCACTTGCTTGTATTTCTAAATTACCAGTACCTACATCTTTTATATAACTATTTGAGCCATCGTGGTATATTTCAAAATCATTTCCTGTTCCTAGTCTTATTTTAGCATCATCAATTAAGTCAATTCCACTAGACGTATTATCAACTGAAATTTTAGTTACTCCAGTTGTGTTTCCAATAGCAAGTATTTCAGCTAAAGTATCTACCGTATCAACTGCTGTTTCAACGTAAGCTGTGGTAGCAACTTTTGTAGAATTATCTCCTGCACTTTGAGTTGTAGCTGTAGAACCATCTGGTAAGACTATTCCAGCACTTGGAAAAGCTAAAGTTAAACTTTGACTTGAAGCTGTAGTTTCTATTTGATTAGCTGTTCCTGTAATAGCAAAAACTTGACTATCTAAATCAACTGAACCTGTACCTGTTGTTCCACTAAAATCTAAGTCCTCTAAAGTTATTCTTGCAGCCACATAATCCACTATCGCAGCACTTGTTGGAATTGTTGTATCGTTATCATTTGAAGCTATGCCATCTGCCTCATCTACGAACTTAGAAATTGTTATACTTTCCCCTGTATCCTTTAGTGAACCCCACTCTAAAATTCCAGTTGCTTTAAAATCCCCACTTGTATTTAAGTATAATCCTGATTGATTTCCTAAACCATCTGTAAGTTCTTTTAAAGTAGCACCAATAACTGCATTATCTACAGTTTTTAATAATCCAACATAAGTATTACTGATTTTTGTATTAAATAAACTTGCCATCTTTTATGTTTTTTTTATCGTTTAATTTTTTTAAAAATATTTTTAACTTTTCAATATTATATTTTTTTGGTTTATATATCATAATACCCAACCATTAAAAGTCGCATCGTGACTTGGGTTTATATCATCATTAGTATTACTCGTATATTCAGAAAAATTATTGCTATTGAAACTCATATAATCAATAAATCTTCTTGTGTACCATTGTGCATTAGTTCGTGCTTTTTCTACTAAATAATCAACTTCATTTTTACTAACTGTTTCAGCAGTTTCTGATGTATGTTTAAAAATCCCACCATTTCTTATTTGATATGCAGCGAATGGAATGTAGTCCACTTGAGCAAACCATATAAGCATAGGAGCAATATAATCGTTTAATAACGTTTTATATTTAGCATTTTCTGCATCATCAATAGTTCCATCAGTAATTAACGTACTTATCTTATTATATAACTCACTCCCAGTGTAATTTTGTATATGAATCTCTTGTGCGAGTTTAATAAACTGAATAAACTTATCCGTATCGATATTCCCATCCATCACGGAATTTCTTACTAGGTCTGTACGATTTATAAATAATGCTGTTGCCATAATATTTTATTTAGGATATGCCCCTCTCCCTGGAAGTTGTTTATCAGTTGGTATTTCACTTTGATTACTTCCTCTAGGTCTTTTATTTATCATATATTGAGGTATTTCATTTTTATTTCTTGCAATTACATAATTATTCAAGTTTTCACTTTTTACTTTTGTTCTTTTTCTCAATCTATATAGAACCCTAACCCATTTATGCTGACAATAAATACCACCTTTCAATTTAAATATATCGTAAGGCAAGTCTGGTCGATGTCTGAACTGAACATTGACTGGAGGGTCTTTTTCAAAAGGATAACTTGCCCTATCAATATCCTCTATTCTCCATACTAAACCACTATTTGATAAATTCATCATTTCTCTACAAAAAGGTCTTGATTCTCCTGTTTTTTTCATTCCTCTATTATACTTATAACGAATTTTATACAATCCATTTTTTGAATCTAAATAACTAAAAGCACTTCCATCTCTTAAACTTCCTACATTATCTTCTGTTGCTACTTTTAATCCTACAAGTTTTTTAATTTTTGAAAGTGTATTTTCTTTTTCTTCAACTAAATAATTAGCAAATTCATCAGGCTCAACATCTTCGTTTTCATCCATTTCTGCAACAAACTCATAATCATCTCCTATTTTGTGTGCACTTTCTTTTAATAAACCTAAAAATCTTACTGAATCATCATCTGAAAGTTCAACTGAATCATCTTGTTTTACGCCTGTTTCTTCCTCTATTTCTTCATCATCTTGAATTTCTGGGTCAACATCAGTAAATTCTAGTGGTTGTAAGGTCGTAAAGTATAGGTTTAAGGCAATATCATTAACTGCTAGTAGGAGATTAAAGGAATCTATTAAAAGTTCTTGAAACGGTCTAATAACAGTATTATCCATTAAAAGAGAAGCTGTCTTAATCTCATCAGCATTATTGCCTAAGCCAGTTGAATCTTTAATACCTAATAACATAGGACTTACAACCCTGTGAGCCAACATAATTTTCTTTGTGCTTTCTTCTGAAAGAAATTGATATTGTTGGTGTGCATCACTTAACTGTACTGGAGTTATTTCAGCTTGTGCATCTTTTGTATCATTAAATGCGAGTATAAATTTCCCAGAGTTACTTGAACCACTAAATTTTTCTGCTATTCTATTTTCAATTAATTGTCTTTCTTCTTGATTAGGGATACCATTATTGAAATTAATAAGCATTGATGGAGAAAGTCCATTCATAATATTATTCAAATGATAATTAGATATTTCTTCTTCTAACTCACAATATTGTAAACCACCCTGATAATCAACTGGACTATAATAATAAAATCCTGCCTTATATGGTTGAATATACATTATTTCAATAGATTGATTACTCATACCAAAAGCAGGTATGCGAATAGGTTCTTCACTTGGTTTAATATTTAACCAATCTTTAAAATAATAATAAGCAGGTACAACCCCATCTTCATTACATTTTTCTGCTCTAAGTGTTTCAATAGGAAAATGTTCTAATTTAGCAATTTTTCTATCTTTAGAATAAATTACTTGAATAGCACATTGACCCATTAATTTTAAATCATAACACAATTTCCTTACCATATCTTTATTAAATAAGGTAACCATTTGAGCATACTCATTTGGTTTTCTATTTGCATCTGTGGCATTTAATCCTTTGCCATAAATTTGTTGTGAAATTCCATTTATTGCAGCATTATTTGTTGGACTACCATTATATCTATCAATTAAAAATTGAAAATAATTATTATCCTTACCATATTGAATCCAGTCTTTATGAGGTTCTTCTTTAACCTCTGGACTTGTATAGGTACTTAAATTAACAAAACTTATTTCGGGATTTGTTTTTTTCATAAATTGTCCTATTTTATTTCTTTTTTTATTTCTCATACTACAATATACTCATTATCAAATGAATCGTTGGTCTCATATTGTCCTTTGTTAATAGTGTAATAATCATAATCATTTTGGTCAATATCTTGATTAGTACAAAAAATTCTATCCTTATAAACTCTTGATTCTTGGTTTGAATCTGTTTGCCATATTTCATCATACATTTCCCACAAACTTAAATTCGTATTCCAAAAATTAAAATCTGCATAAACATCCAAATCATAAAACCTATTTTCTATAAAAATAGAATCATCACTTGCATCTACATAAGAATTTGTAAAGGTTAAATAATCTCCACTCGTTGTGGTTGAATCTACAAAATAACTAAAGGTCTTATTTAAACTTGTATCTCTTACCTTTGTATAGAATGTTCCAAGATATACTCTTGGTATTATCTTTAAAGTCTGGGATGCTGTGGTCGTTAATACAATCATTTTATATATAACGAACAATCAAAGTTAATTTGTGAAATAAAAAAAGCACCCTTAAAAAGAGTGCTTCTTTAGAAAATTAATATTAATGATTAATATTAAGCTGGGTCAATTTGTGTTGCATTTCCAGAGACAACTCCTGAGTCTACAAAGTATGGAGCAGTTTCTTCAATGCCCTCAAATACTAAAGTAAATCCAGTTAAATCTCCTGCTGCAGCTCCTGTTACTATTGTTCCTCCAGTAACTTCACATCCATTTTCATACCCACATAATAATTGATTCCCATAATAATCCTCTACTACTACTGCAGGTCTTGCGTGAGCAATAAGCTGTATTTCGTTTTTAGTAGCATTATCAAGATATGGTAATGTTAAATTAAGTGTTTGAGTATAAAAAGTAGTTCCATTTTCACGAGAACTAGTAATAGCAACTTCTAGCGATGAATTTCCTTTGACATCCCATTGATACCAAGTAGGTGTATCAGTAAAAGCAGATATCGTTTGGTCAGCATCGACTGTTGCAACTACTGGAAAATCAGCCATATATACAGTCTTAATACCTCCGAATCCTTTTTTACAAGGAACACTTCTTCCTGTTGTTAATGCACAAGCCATAATTTTATTTTTTAAAAGTTATAAAAAAAGGGTAAGGTAGGAGTTATCCTATCCTACCCTTATTAAAATATATTATACAGATGTGTCGTAAAGTACGATTTCGCTTCCGTAACCATACTGAACTGTAGCTGTAAATCTCATTATGAATCTAGCATTTTGCGAACCATCCAAATCTGCCATATCTAGCACTTTCACTAAATTAAGGTCATTCATTAAACCAGTTCCAAAATATAAATTAGATTTTTGAGCCAATACCATTTGGTTGTCATCCATTCCATTTGCTAAGAATATATTAACTCCATCAAATGATAATACTTGACCTGAATACCACATTTGAGATTGATTATCAACCCCACCTGTTACATTAGCAAATCCTCCCAATGCTCTGATGTATGCTTTCGCTACATTTTGAGAAACGTAAAGTTTCAAATCTTCTTTTCCATAAAGAGCAGATGGACAAGCATCTATAACTTTCGCCATTTCTGCTACTACATTAGCATTAGTAATAGCTGTTCCTGAAATATCAGAAACATCTGTATCAGCTTTTGCTAAAGTGATTAGTCCGTCAAATTCTCCTGCAGTTGCGTTCACACCATTCCAAATATTTTGTTCAGTTTTTTGAGCCACTTCTGCTGAAACGTGCCCAATTAAAAAGTCAGAAAATTTAGGTGGCATTTTTTCAAATGCTGAATACCCCATTTGTGCTGCTTCCCAGTCAGATATAAATGGAGTTTTACAAAGTTCTAGGTTGACTTGAAATTCTTCAGGCTGGATTATTCTCTCTGTAAGAGTGACATCTCCTGCATTAGTAAAATCACAAGAACCATTGGCAATTAAAGAAGCTGTCGCAACTTTTTTAATTACTTCTTTGTACTTAATGTTTGGTTTCACTTCTATTCCGCCCTTAGCGATAGTGTCCCCTGATAATAATGCAGCAGCAATATACTTTCCAGCAAATTCTCCTGCATACGTTGATGTAATACTTAAAGCCATTTTTAAAATTGTTTATTAGTTATTAATTATTTGTTCCATTACAGTATCTAAAACTGAACTTGGTCTCTTTTTAGAAAACTGAAATGCAGTTTCCTTTTTAAAGTTTCCTTCTGGACTATGCTTAATTGGTTGTACAGCAGGTTCAGAAAGTTTCTCCTTGTTTTTTTCTTTTGAATTAACAAATTCCTCTTTAACAGTTCGAGATTTTATTTGTTTTTCTTTTTCAGCATCTACCTCAATATCCTTTTCATCTTTTTCTTCTTCGGAACGAGGTTCTTTGTCTTTTTTTAAATCAGCTACGGCATCTTCAAGATTTTTAATTCTTTTTTCCATTCCCTCCCAATCATCTACGGCAGCTTCTTTTCCATCATCTCTCAAATCTTCATCTTCTTCTTCTTCTTCTTTGGATTTTGATGTAAGTTCAGCAATAACTCCTTCTTCTTTTACAAGTAAAACTTGACCATCTTCAAGAGTATATTCTCCAATAGGCATAGCGACCTTTTCATCTTCTGTTTTGATGAAAACCTCGTTACCCTTACTAAATGATTCTGCTTCTAATACAGTACCATTGTCTAACTTCCTTTGTTCAAGCGTAACTTGAATATCAAGAAGTGTGCGAATTTTGTTTATCATATCACTACTTTTCATAATTATTTATTTAACGATTATTAAAATTAATTTTGCATTTTCATTATGCAGTTCTACTAATTACCCCAATGCCTTGTGCCCATAATGAGCCATCGCAACATTCTCTAGAGTATGTATTTGTATCTTTACACAAACAACCCCTTCTACTATTTTTAGGACTTGTTCTACTACGAATAAATGTCTCACTCTGTCTCATTTGTCTCATTTATCCTTAATAATATTTTTAATCTTACTTAAAAGTGCTTGAGCCTTTTGTTCTGTTTTATTTTGCATTTTATCTACAAAATATCCCTCTATACTAAAACCCCTTACCTTACCACTTTTAACATATTCATCCCATACATCATCATTATTAACTTTTACTGAACCCATCCAAGTTCCGACTGGTACATTTAAACCATATTTTCTTGACTTGTCAAATTTAGTATCTTCAACTATCCAACTTTCAACTAAAGTAAGTCCATTAAGTTCGTGTTGATGTTCTAGTGTTGAATTATTTTGATTACCATTTTTTAAATAAAGTTGAGATGCTTTTAATACAGTATCTTTTGAAAAATAAATATAGTAATCTTCTTCTCCGTTTGTTCTAAAAATAGGTTTATTAGGTACAAGCAAAGCACCCATTAAAATCTTTTTTTCTTTATTAACTTCTGTTAATTTTATTTCTTCGGACTTTAAAGCCAAAAAATTTTCTTCTATTGCAGGATTTTCCACTATAGATATTGCTTCAATACCCATTAGTGTTTGAGCCTCATCTAATATTAATTCTATAATTCTCATTTTTAAAACTTTTTTTAAAACTTTGTTTTGTTATTTTTTTAAAATATCTCTTAAAAGACTTGGTTCTGTTTATATACATACATAACGAATTACTTAAACAATTTTGTATTTATCCTAATGTGGCACTATCTACAATATTTCTTTCAAGACTTTGAGCACTAGTAACATCATTACTTACTACAAATGCTTGTATTGGTGGTTGGGTTTGACCACCCAATGCTTCTGCTAATTGATTTACCCCACCCCCACCAACTCCTTGTGCATCTGGAATAATTGGGTCTAAGGTAGGGGCAGCACTTATTGCAGCACTTGGTGTAGCCATTGCGGGTATGGGTCTACCTGCACCTTTTGCAGCAGACTTAGTTGCTTTTATTGCAGATTTTACTGATGCCATAACTCCAATTCCTGTGGCAACTGCTGATAAAATAAAAGGAACATTTAAAGGAGGTGGTGCTGTATTTGTACCTTTTGCTATTGAACCTGCTACTTCTGTTCCTGCTCCTGCTCCAGTAGTTACCGATTCATTAACTGCTTTTGTTCCTGTTGATATTTGAGACTTCGCATCATTTATTAATTGTTTTACTAACATTACTTGCTTCGCCAATAACATAGCTTTTCCCATAGCAGTTTCTTCCCCAAATAATCTTGCAGCAGTATCTAAGGTAGCCATTGCAGATTTTCTTTTTTGTTTCTCTATTTTTTCTATTTCATCTGCTGCAGCTTGTTTTTCATCCAAATCTTCCTGTGTGTGTTCAGCCTTTTTTTCTGCTAGCATTTCATCTCTTGTTGCTTTTAATTCATCAGTCACTAAATTGTTTTCATCTGCCAGTAATATTAATGCATCATAATGCTCTTGTATTTTTATTAATTCTAATGCTCTTTCTTCATCTTTTTGATTTGCTTCTGCATCCCTAATATTCTTTTTTAAATCAGCAAGTTCTTTTATTCTTGTATCTTCATCTGCATCAACTTGTTTTTGTTTATCATCAGCTTCTTTTTTAGCTGCATCTATTTCTGCTTGTGCTTCTCTTTCTGCTGCACTTGTAGTTCTTATAAGCATTCTTTTTTTCGTTGCCCTATCTGTTTCAATCTTAGAAACTGCTGCAATCAATTCAGCTTCTTTCAAGTAATCCTCTGTTTTGGAAACTCCCATTGACATTTCAAGCTGATGTGCTTTTAATTTATCTTTTGCTAATTGGGATTCTTTTGCTGCAATCTCATCTTCAATAGATGCAGCCTTTTTTAATACTCTGATTCTTTCTTCAACACTTACATTTTCTTTATCTGCTGCAATTTCCCTTAATTTAGCAACTTCTGCATTTGCTTCTGCTCTTTCAACTAATAATTCTCTTTCTGCTTTACTGTTTTTAATTTGTAAAGCACTCATTTCATCTGCTATTTTTATATTTTTTCTTGTTTCTTCTCCGAAATTTTTAACACTATCAGTAGTTTTATCCCAGTTCTCTTTCATTTCACCTAATGCTTCATTCGCCTTTTCTGTATCTCCTGTAAATTTAGAACCCAACCATTTTCCTACACTCAATAAAGTATTTCCAAAATTTGTTAATGTATTAGTAACAGTCTGAACAACAGCCTTTACTCTATTCATCATTTTTATTAGTTTTCCCTGTCCTTCTTCGTTTGATGTTAGAGCTGTAGTAATAGAAGTTATAGCAATTAAAATAGCACCAAAACCAGTTGCCATCATAGCAATTTTCAACTTACCAAAACCTTTTGTTGATTTTCCAATACCCCCAACCAAATTAGTCATAGAGGATGCTGCCCCACCAGTTGCCCTATCTAAAACTCCCATTGCTCCACTAAAATCAGCAGCATTTTTTTTAGCTTCTCTTAATTTTTGATTATCTCTTGTTCTTTGTTTAGCTAATTTTTGTCTACCAGTTAGAACTTCTTTTAATTCTATTTTGGTTCGTTTTATAGCATCATTTAAGTGTTGTTGCTGTCTCCAACTTACCCCCTCTTTTAATTTCCTTTCATATTTAACTAAATCCTCTTTGATTCTAATAATAGCATTATCTTGCATTTCTAAAGCATCTGTAGTTTTTTTCAACTCTGCTTGTGCTTCTTTTGTAGAAATTTTTAGAGTATATTCTTTTATTACTGAAGCCATTGGATTTCTTTTTTAATTTGTTTATATGCGTTTTTAAAATTTGTAGGTAACGCATATTTACCTTGTGCTATTTTAATATTTTCTGTATCGCCTTTTGCAACCTGTAATAAGTCTATTATATTTTTTATCATACTACATTTAATAATTCAAAATTACTTTTACCAGTTATAAGATTTGTTTTAACACTATTAATCTGATACGTTTTATTATTTAACGAAATTTTATCGTTTAATTCTAAATTATATATCATTTTTAAAGGTAGGTATGCAGTTATCTTTGTTAATCTTCTTTTATTATTAAAAATATTTACAATGTAAGTGCTATAATATTTTTCAAATAAAGTATCAGTAAAATCATTAGCTGTAGATTCTTGAGCACGATATTCATTTTTTTCATTCATAAAATTTATATTTTGAGAATCTGTAGAAGCAGTTAAGGATTGACTGTTAGATGGAATTACATAATTACTTAAAGCAGTATTGCTACTTTCTGATGCTTTAAATAATACAGCATCACCACCTGTAACTCTAATAGCATAAAAAATAATTGCTTGACCTATATATGAATCTTTATTATCATCTACACACCAACCATATTGAATTGTTGTTGCTGTACTGCCTGAAAATAATCTTTCATATTGTAGATGTTCAAAAGGAACTTCAAGTTTATAAATTTTTTCAGGTGCATCATAAATAGCCTCATCTAAACTATAATTTAAAGAACCCCAACCTGAATCTTGTAATTGATTATATTGTTGTGCTAAATAAGTTCCCAATCCTTTATATTTAAAATCAACTTGTTTAAAAGGTAGTGCTACATTTATACTACTTTTTTTAATATCTATATAATTATCCAAAGTCCAAGTAACAGCTTTCTCATCTGCATAATAACTATCTAAAGTTCTTACCACTATTGTTCCTGTAATATCAACATAAGCAGTCAGATTAAATAATTTAAATAACCCACTTAAAAAATCTATGATTTTCATTTTAGGTATTTGTTCTGTTATAACAAATTCAAAAGTTGAACTGGTACTTGTTGAATAATCACTTCTCCATTCATCCGACCAACTACTCACTTCCTCTCCCTTTTGACCTGATATTTGCCATCTAATATCCCCAACTGCAAATGTAATAACTGTTTCTGCTGCCACAGAAACTGTATAATTACCTGCTGATAATAAACCAAATTGAGATGAGCCCAATACTTGATTTCCTACTAAGCCACCTGCTTGATAAAATAAACTTCCGTTTCTATATATTCTAACATTATAAGGGTCAGTAGATGATGTATAAAGTGATAAATCATTACTATTTAAATAATTAGGGGTACTTACTAATGAACTGGGGATAATTAATGCCCCTGTTACCATAGTTGTTTCTGGACTAGGAGTACTATAAGCTGAAAACCCACTTACTTGTTGATATTGTATATCTATTTCTGTGGCAGGTTCTACTGCTCCTTTTTTTCTATGAAGCCACATATATAATCCATAAAAATCTTGATTACTTGTATTAAAAAAATCAGTTGAAAAGTTTATATCATAAGTAGATTCTATTGCTAAAATTATTTCATATAATCTATGTGCATATTTAAGGTCTGACCAGTAAACACCATTAGCTGAAGTGGAATATCCACTTGATGGTTTATATAAATTCCCTGCACCTACAGATAAAGCAGAAGTATTATAATATAATTGTCTTGTATGCGTTACTAAAGGTGCTAAAATAGTATCACTTGCAGGGTCTCCATTATAAAATCTTGAAGCTACGGTTGAATAATCATAATCTAAGTTTTCTGAATTTAATGAAGTCAAAGAACCTAATTGATTTTCTCCCAAAATATCTTTTAAGTTTACAGTATTTCCAAAGAAGGTAATTTTATATGCGTATGCTTTATTTTTTTTTAATTCCACTCCCTCTAGTCTTACATATCCATCCTTAAAAGGAATATCATTTAATTGAATTTCTGACCTTAATTTTTTTCTTGCATCAAATCCAGGCATAGCATTTGTTCCAATATCAAAATTATAATAATGTTTAAAAAGTTTATTATTTGTTTGAGATGCAGGTATGGTAAAGGTTTGTGTAAATTCTGTATATACTTTAGATATATCTTTTACATTTTTTATTGATTGAGTAATTGAAACTGATTCATCTTTAAATAAATCAACTCTTAGATAGGTTGGGTTATCATCAAGTGGTGTGCTATCAATATAGAGTTGAAGTTTTTGCATTTATCTGACATTATTTATAGTATCAAATGCTTCTTCAAACGACATAGTATATTCAATAAGTTTATCATTTAATTGTGTTTTAAAACTCATTGTACTTGTCTTTAATTGAACTGATACTGGACAAGTATCTTTGTATATCCATATATATTCCGATAACATTAATTGCTCAAAATAAGTGTTTGCCCATTCAGGATAATACCCAGAACTTAATTTATAAGTCTTTCTTCCATTTTTTGAAAACGTAGTAATTGGATGTGGAAAAGTATCATAAGTAGAATATTTAGGTCTAAAGTAACTCGGGGTTTCTTCACTTGTATCTATTGTATTTCTTTGATAGTTTTCTTTATTGGTTTTTAATATCTCCACTTCTTTAGTAAAAAAATATAATTCTTGTATAGCTCCAAATTTATTAACAAACCATATTCTTGACGGAGTATATTTAGAACAAGCTACTCTATTAATTGTACAGGTAGAACTTCGGAATGTTTCAGTTGTGTCTCCTGCCAAAAATGAAACACTACCTTTTTCTTCACTTGTATTTAAACCAACAATCCATCCAGCAGTATTTTCTGGAATAAATATCTCATAACTATCACTAGGATTTTTACTTAACAAAAACGCATTAGTTGCTCCGTCAGGAATTTCCCAATTTGCTCCTTCCATATAATCTCCATAACCATCAAACCCATCATAATCAACACTTGTTCCACCAGCCACAACACTTCCAGTTGCATTTGCACCAGTATAAAAAATAATTTCCCTTCCAATATCTATTTTTGACAAATTACCATACGGATAGCCTCCAACTTCCCACATTAAAGGTTCAATATAATCTCTACATAATTCAGCTATCTCAAATGTTACAGTTTCTGTTGCTGTACAAGATTTTACAATATCATATCGTAATGTGCCATCAATGGTAAGTTTTAATTTAGCAGAAACAGCAGTTGCTGGGGTTGTTAATATTTCAAATCTAGGACTTCGTAGAGGTATTATTGCCATTATTTTTTTTCATTTAAACTGTGAATAATTTTTTCATCAACATCTATTATAAAAGCATCAAAAAACTTTCTTGTAAATGCTTTTATTAATTTATTGTATGGGTCTGTAAAAAACATAGTTGCTTCTAGTCCTGATAAATAAATACTTCTTGCCATCATAAATTGCATACTCTTTCTAGGTAAAAATCTACCCTTTTTATCTCTAACTCCTTTTATATTTTTCTGT